GACATCACGGAGCACTTGAAACAGTTGTTATTGAACAATAAGAAATACCCGTCAACTTCAGATGATAGCAGTTGGAGTAATTCGTTTCCAGAGGGGAACATCAATTACGGTGCGGTGAACAATGCCGGTGATTTATTAAGGACTTCACGTATCAGGTGGAAGTTTATTCGTATAAAAGTCAGATAAAACAGGAGGAATATAATATGAGTTACTTTGATAAATACCAGGGAATTGTTGGCTTGGGCACTGAATCAACGTTTGGTGCAGGTGGAGCAACGGTAAAAGAGTGGTGCAATGTTACGGATTATAAATTTAATCTTGAGATTGCAAACGAACCGCTAAAGGCAATTACGGGTATTCGTGAATCGGAAAAGTCCGTACAGGGCCGCAGGATGCTAGACGGAAACGTGGCGTTTGACTTGGAGAACAACAACGGGCTAGGGGTAATATTCCGCAGTCATTTTGGAACTGTGAACTCGGCACAGATTGGAACGTTCTTGGCGTATAAGCACGTATTCAGTATAGATCAGAATCCCGACATCATTTCATTGTTTGCACGGGTTAATCAGCTCGGAACAAACATGAAAAACTACGTGGGGTTATTTCCTAGCAAGATTGATATTAACTACGGCAAGGATGAAGATGTTAAAGTGTCAGTTGACTTCATGGGACAGAACGAAGCAACGGGAACGTTTGTCAACGGAACTTACGGAACATTCCAGCCGTTTACGACTTATGAGAATTTACAGGTATGGATTGACGGTACTGTGAATCCTGATATTGTTTCGCTTAAATGTACGCTTGATGCAAAGGGTCAAAAGATTGCAACGGTAGGAACTAACTCATATATATCAAAGATAACAAAGGGCGGAGAGATTTCTCCTGAAGTGTCTTTTGATATATTGTTTACGGGTGAAACAGAAAGGAATAAGTTTTTAAACAATACCGTTTCGACTTTGCAGTTAAAATTGTCAGGGGTTAGTATTGCAGGTACGGCGGTAAGTGAAATGAATATTAAGATACCTGCATTTAAATATAAGTCATTCCCATTCGAGGACAAAGAGGGCGGAGTGCGTGGTGCTACGGTTGCAGGGTTCGGGCTTAAAGCGACAAACGCAGTCGGTACTGGTTGCGTGTTGGCAGAAATTGTAAATGCTGTATCTGGATATTAATTAAACAAAAAAAAGGAGAGAACCTATGATAATAAATGACGAAGCAGTTGAATATGTACTAAAAGCGGAACAGGGAAAACCCAACGCTTCTGTATTTTTGCTGAAAGAGATTACCTGTGGTATTTCATTTCGGGTACAGAACGAAGCCACCTACCAAGACGAAAAAGGTAGATACAGGGTTAAGTTAGGTGAAGCACAACGGCTACAGTTAATCTCTTGTCTTGTTGGGTGGCGTAATGTAAAAAACAAAAAGGGAGAGGAAGTTGAATTTTGTGTCGACAATATTTTGAAACTTCCTCCGAGGATACAAACTGAATTGAATGAAGAAATTAACCGTATATCAATGCCAAAGGATGATGACATAAAAAACTAGTAGTGGCTGTCAGGTCGTTGTTGACTGGTAGCCAAAAGGAAGAAGTTAAACAAAAGTATTGGACAATAATAAAGATGTTTAACCGTTGTGAGCAGGGAAAGTGTTTACCAAAGTTAGGTGGTATGGAATCACAAAGTGAAAAGATGATGATATACTTTGATACGATAAGGCACGAATATGACAGTTATCGGAAACAAGAAATGGATCGAGAAGCAAGGTTAAGAGCAGTAAAGTCAAAGTTAAAGAGGCGGTAACATGGCGAATACGGAATTAGAAATTATACTCAAGGCAACAGATAAAGCCAGTCCTGCTGTTAAATCATTTGAACAATCTCTCATTGGATTAGGAAAAGCGGCAGTATCTATTTATACATTAAAAAAGGGATTTGACTTTTTGGCTGATTCAGTTAATAAAGCGGCGGCAGAAGAAAAGAACTTAAAGACATTACAGACGGTTATTGAGAATCAAGGTGATAGCTGGGAACGTGTTTCAGACAAGGTCACGGATTATATAAAGAATTTAGAATATAATTCCATGTTCACAGATGAACAGTTAATACCGTCAATGAAACAGTTAGTCAATTCCGGAATGAACGCTGAACAAGCAATGAGGGCTTTGAGTACATCAACGGACTTGGCAACGGTAAAGGGGATAGACCTTGAAACTTCTGCTAATTTAATCGGCAAGGCTTACATGGGGAATACGGAAGCATTATCAAGGTACG